GGACAATCCAAATGGCGAATTACCGTCTTATATCACTGGCGCTGACATCTCCGGATGACGGGGGCAGCTGTTATCTCTGGCTCAACCGTGGGCAACCACCCGCAGTTAACCGGCGACGATAAACGCAGGGTGAATTATGGCGATAAAAGGGCTTGATCAGGCGATTGACAATCTGAGCCGGGTTCGTAAAAACGCCATTCCGGCTGCTTCTGCAATGACCATTAACCGCGTGGCCACAACGGCGATTAATCAGTCTTCGTCACAGGTTGCCCGGGAAACCAGGGTGAGACGGAAACTGGTAAAGGAACGGTCCAGACTGAAACGGGCGACGGTCAGAAATCCGAATGCCAGAATTATCGTTAACCGCGGTGATCTCCCTGTGATTAAGCTGGGGATCAGAATGCTGGGGCGTCGTCCGAACAGCATACTCAAAGCCGGTCAGCATCGTTATCAGCGGGCATTTATCCAGCGATTAAATAATGGGCGCTGGCATGTTATGCAACGTCTTCCCCAGGCCAGATATGAGGAGGGCAATGACGACAAGGGAAGGAAAAAGCGTAATCGCCTTCCCATTCAGGTGGTGAAAATCCCGATGGCGGCCCCACTGAAACAGGCATTTGATGAGAATGTTGACCGTATCCGGCGTGAACGCCTGCCTAAAGAACTGGCATACGCGCTGAAACAACAACTGAGGATTGCGATAAAACGATGAAACACACTGACATTCGTGCCGCAGTGCTGGATGCACTCGAGCAGCATGAACACGGGGCGACGCTGTTTGATGGTCGCCCCGTTGTTTTTGACGAAGAGGATTTTCCTGCGATCGCGGTTTATCTGACGGATGCAGAGTATACCGGTGAAGAGCTGGATGCAGATACCTGGCGGGCCACACTGCATATTGAGGTGTTTTTACCGGCACAGGTACCTGATTCGGAGCTCGATCAGTGGATGGAAAGCCGGATTTATCCGGCGATGACTGCGATCCCTGCACTGGCAGGACTGATTACCACGATGGTTACGCAGGGCTATGAGTATCGTCGTGATGACGATATGGCGTTATGGAGCTCTGCGGATCTGACTTATTCCATTACATACGAGATGTGAGGACGATATGGCAACACCAAATCCCCTGGAGCCGGTAAAAGGTGCCGGTACCACTCTGTGGGTTTACAACGGCAAGGCTGATGCTTATGCAAACCCGTTGTCAGACGATGACTGGCAGCGACTGGCTAAGGTGAAGGATCTGACGCCGGGCGAGATGACGGCTGAATCCTATGATGATAACTACCTGGATGATGAAGACGCGGACTGGAGCGCGACCGGGCAGGGGCAGAAATCTGCAGGTGATACCAGTTTTACGCTGGCCTGGAAACCGGGAGAGGAAGGCCAGAAAGGGCTTATAGGCTGGTTTGAAAGCGGCGATGTCCGGGCCTATAAAATCCGTTTTCCGAATGGCACGGTGGATGTGTTTCGTGGCTGGGTCAGCAGTATCGGTAAGGCCGTGACGGCGAAAGAAGTGATCACCCGCACGGTGAAAGTCACTAACGTGGGTAAACCTTCTGTAGCGGAAGAACGCAGCAAAATTACGCCGGTCAGTGCGATTAAGGTGACGCCGACATCCGGTACGGTGGCAAAAGGGAAAACAACCACCCTGACGGTTTCTTTTGAGCCGGAAAGTGCAACCGACAAGACGTTCAGAGCGGTTTCCGCCGATCCGTCGAAAGCCACCATTAGTGTGAAAGATATGACAATTACGGTAAACGGCGTGGCGACAGGTAAGGTGCAGATCCCTGTGGTGAGCGGAAATGGTCAGTTCGCCGCAGTGGCTGAAGTCACCGTTACTGAAGCGGGCGCTGCAGGGTAAACGGAGGTAATACATGTTTCTGAAAACAGAACAATTTGAATATAACGGTGTGTCTGTCACGCTTTCCGAATTGTCTGCGCTGCAGCGTATCGAGCATCTTGCCCTCCTGAAACGGCGTGCAGAACAGGCAGAATCCAGCGGCAACCTGCAGGTAAGCGTGGAAGATCTCGTCAGAACCGGCGCGTTTCTGGTGGCGATGTCCCTGTGGCATAACCATCCACAGAAAACGCAGTCACCGTCAATGAATGAGGCCGTGATGAAGATAGAGCAGGAAGTGCTCACCACCTGGCCTGCCGATGCCATTGCCCGGGCGGAAGACGTGGTGTTGTGCCTGTCCGGGATGATCGAAGCTGTTCGTCCGGATACTGATATTACTGAAGTGGCGAAAAATAACACGCTGACTGATGATGATTTTTCTGCGGGAAAGTCTTCGACGGCGAGCTGAACTTTGCCCTCAGACTGGCGCGTGAGATGGGGAGACCCGACTGGCGCGCCATGCTTGCCGGGATGACATCCACCGAATATGCCGACTGGCGCCGTTTTTACCGCACGCATTATTTTCAGGATACCCAGCTGGATATGCATTTTTCCGGGCTGACGTACGCTGTACTCAGCCTGTTTTTTTGCGATCCGGATATGCATCCCTCTGATTTCAGCCTGCTTGTCCCCCGGCATGAGGAAGAGCAGGTGGAGAGGCCGGATGAGGACAAAATGCTGATGCAGAAAGCGGCAGGACTTGCCGGAGGCGTCCGGTTCGGTGGGGACGGAGGGCGCGATATTTTATCGTCTGCGGATGTGGCGGATGTCATGGTGGATGATGCCGCATTAATGATGGCTTCAGCGGGGATTCCGGGAGGTGTGAGATATGTCCCAGCCGGTTGGTGATCTTGTTATTGACCTGAGTCTGGATGCTGTCCGTTTCGATGAGCAGATGAGCCGGGTAAGGCGTCATTTTTCAGGTCTGGATACCGACGCCAGAAAAACCGCCAGTGCTGTTGAACAGGGCCTGAGCCGCCAGGCGCTGGCTGCACAAAAAGCCGGGATTTCCGTCGGGCAGTATAAAGCGGCCATGCGAACCCTGCCCGCACAGTTTACGGATATCGCCACGCAGCTTGCCGGTGGTCAGAATCCCTGGCTGATCCTGCTGCAACAGGGCGGTCAGGTGAAGGACTCCTTCGGCGGGATGATCCCCATGTTCAGGGGGCTTGCCGATGCGATCACCCTGCCGATGGTCGGGGTCACCTCGCTGGCGGTGGCGACAGGTGCACTGGTGTACGCCTGGTACCAGGGAGATTCCACGCTTTCAGCGTTTAATAAAACCCTGGTTCTTTCCGGTAATCAGTCCGGACTGACTGCCGATCGTATGCTGACTCTCTCAAGAGCCGGGCAGGCAGCAGGGCTGACGTTTAACCAGGCGAGAGAGTCACTGGCAGCCCTGGTGAATGCCGGTGTGCGTGGTGGTGAACAGTTTGATGCCATCAACCAGAGTGTCGCGCGTTTTGCGTCTGCATCCGGTGTGGAGGTGGATAAAGTCGCTGAAGCCTTCGGGAAGCTGACCACTGACCCGACGTCGGGACTGATGGCGATGGCGCGCCAGTTCCGTAACGTGACGGCAGAGCAGATTGCGTATGTTGCACAGCTGCAGCGTTCCGGAGACGAGGCCGGGGCATTGCAGGCGGCGAACGATATCGCCACGAAAGGCTTTGATGAGCAGACCCGTCGCCTGAAAGAAAACATGGGAACACTGGAGACCTGGGCGGATAAAACAGGGAAGGCATTCAAATCGATGTGGGATGCCATTCTGGATATCGGTCGTCCGGAATCCTCAGCGGATATGCTCGCCAGTGCGCAGAAGGCATTTGATGAGGCGGATAAAAAATGGCAGTGGTACCAGAGTCGGAGCCAGCGCCGCGGTAAAACCTCCTCTTTCCGGGCCAACCTTCAGGGCGCATGGGATGACCGGGAAAATGCCCGTCTGGGTCTGGCAGCGGCAACGCTGCAGTCGGATATGGAAAAAGCCGGTGAACTGGCGGCAAGGGACAGGGCTGAGCGTGAGTCGTCACAGCTGAAGTATACCGGAGAGGCGCAGAAGGCGTATGAGCGCCTGCTGACGCCACTGGAGAAATATACCGCCCGGCAGGAAGAGCTGAATAAGGCCCTGAAAGACGGGAAAATCCTGCAGGCGGATTACAACACGCTGATGGCGTCGGCAAAAAAGGATTATGAGTCGACGCAGAAAAAGCCGTCCGGTGTGAAGGTGTCTGCCGGTGAGCGCCAGGAAGACCAGGCGCATGCAGCCCTGCTGGCGCTTGAAACTGAGCTCAGGACGCTGGAGAAGCACAGCGGTGCGAATGAAAAAATCAGCCAGCAGCGCCGTGATTTATGGAAAGCGGAAAATCAGTATGTGGTCCTGAAAGAGGCCGCCACGAAACGGCAGTTATCTGAGCAGGAAAAATCCCTGCTGGCCCATGAGAAAGAAACGCTGGAGTACAAACGCCAGCTGGCTGAGCTGGGCGACAAGATTGAACACCAGAAACGGCTGAATGAGCTGGCACAGCAGGCGGCGCGGTTTGAACAGCAGCAGAGCGCGAAGCAGGCGGCAATCAGCGCAAAAGCCCGCGGACTCACCGACCGTCAGGCGCAGCGGGAGTCGGAAGAGCAGCGCCTTCGTGAGGTGTACGGTGATAATCCGGCTGCGCTGGCGAAGGCCACATCTGCACTGAAGAACACCTGGTCTGCGGAGGAGCAGCTTCGTGGAAGCTGGATGGCCGGGATGAAGTCCGGCTGGGGCGAGTGGGCGGAAAGTGCGACGGACAGTTTTTCGCAGGTTAAAAACGCGGCCACGCAGACCTTTGACGGTATTGCACAGAATATGGCAGCGATGCTGATCGGCAGCGAACAGAACTGGCGTGGTTTCACCCGTTCTGTGCTGTCCATGCTGACAGAGATTTTTCTGAAGCAGGCGATGGTGGGGATAGTCGGGAGTATCGGCAGCGCCATTGGCGGTGCTTTCGGTGGTGGTGCGTCTGCCTCCACGGGGACGGCCATTCAGGCTGCGGCGGCGAACTTCCATTTCGCGACCGGGGGATTTACGGGGACGGGGGGTAAATATGAACCTGCGGGGATTGTTCATCGCGGGGAGTTTGTCTTCACGAAGGAGGCGACCAGCCGGATTGGTGTCGGCAATCTGTACCGCCTGATGCGGGGCTATGCGGAAGGTGGTTATGTCGGCGGTGCCGGAAGTCCGGCGCAGATGCGGCGGGCGGAAGGCATTAATTTTAATCAGAACAATCACGTGGTGATTCAGAACGACGGCCCCAACGGGCGGGCAGGGCCGCAGCTGATGAAAGCGGTGTATGAGATGGCCCGCAAGGGGGCACAGGATGAACTCCGGCTGCAGTTGCGTGATGGCGGTATGTTATCAGGGAGCGGTGGATGAAAACCTTTCGCTGGAAAGTGAAGCCGGATATGGAGGTGAACTCGCAGCCATCGGTGCGTGAAGTGCGTTTTGGTGACGGGTACTCACAGCGTATGGCGGCAGGGCTGAATGCTGACCTGAAAACATACAGGGTGACGCTTTCCGTGACCCGGGAGGAGGCCCAGCATCTGGAAGCGTTCCTGGCAGAGCACGGTGGCTGGAAGGCATTTTTGTGGAAGCCACCCTATGCATACCGGCAGATAAAGGTGACCTGTGCCGGGTGGTCTGCGCGGGTCGGGATGTTGCGCGTTGAGTTCAGCGCGGAGTTTAAGCAGGTGGTGAACTGATGCAGGATATTCGCGAAGAAAGTCTGAACGAGTCGGTTAAGTCAGAGCAGTCACCGCGGGTGGTACTCTGGGAAATCGACCTGACGGTACAGGGTGGTGAGCGGTATTTTTTCTGTAATGAGCTGAATGAAAAAGGGGAGCCGGTCACCTGGCAGGGGCGTAAGTATGAGGCATACCCGATTGACGGCAGCGGCTTTGAGATGAACGGCCGGGGCAGCAGTGCCAGACCGTCGCTGACGGTGTCCAATCTGTTCGGTCTGGTCACCGGGATGGCGGAAGACCTGCAGAGTCTGGTGGGGGCCACGGTGGTCCGCCGCCGGGTGTATGCCCGTTTTCTGGATGCGGTGAATTTCGTTGCGGGCAATCCGGAGGCGGACCCGGAGCAGGAGCTGAGTGACCGCTGGGTGGTGGAGCAGATGTCGCAGCTGACAGCCATGACGGCCTCGTTTGTGCTGGCTACACCGACCGAGACGGACGGGGCGCTGTTTCCCGGTCGCATCATGCTGGCGAACACCTGTATGTGGGATTACCGGGGAGATGAATGCGGGTATAACGGTCCTGCGGTGGCGGATGAGTTCGACAACCCCACCACGGATATCCGTAAGGACAGATGCAGCAAGTGCATGCGCGGGTGTGAACTGCGCAGGAATGTCGGCAATTTTGGCGGTTTCCTTTCCATTAATAAACTTTCGCAGTAAATCCCGGTTTATGACACAGACTGAATCAGCGATTCTGGCACATGCCCGGCGGTGTGCGCCTGCGGAGTCGTGCGGCTTCGTGATAAGCACGCCGGAGGGGGAGCGGTATATCCCTTGTGTGAATATTTCCGCAGAGCCGGAGGCGTATTTTCGTATCGCACCGGAAGACTGGCTGCGGGCAGAGATGCAGGGGGAGATTGTGGCACTGGTCCACAGTCATCCCGGTGGGCTGCCCTGGCTGAGCGAGGCTGACCGGCGGTTGCAGATAAAAAGCGCACTGCCCTGGTGGTTGGTCTGCCGGGGTGACATTCACAAATTCCGCTGTGTGCCACATCTGACAGGACGGCGCTTTGAGCACGGGGTGACGGACTGTTACACGCTGTTCCGGGATGCTTATCATCTGGCGGGGACTGAAATGCCGGATTTTCATCGCGAGGATGACTGGTGGCGCAACGGTCAGAACCTTTACCTGGACAATATGGCGGTCACCGGCTTTTACCGGGTGCCCCTGTCCTCTGCACAGGCGGGCGATATTCTGCTGTGCTGCTTTGGTGCTTCGGTACCGAACCATGCCGCCATTTACTGCGGCAACGGTGAGCTGCTTCACCATCTGCCTGAACAACTGAGTAAACGGGAGAGGTATTCCGAAAAATGGCAACGACGAACGCATTCAGTCTGGCGTCACCGCCACTGGCACGCATCTGCCTTCACGGGGATTTACAACGATTTGGCCGCCGCCTCAGCCTGTATGTGAACACGGCAGCGGAAGCCATTCGCGCCCTGTCGATGCAGATGCCGGGCTTTCGCCGTCAGATGAACGAAGGCTGGTACCAGATACGTATTGCCGGTTATGACACGGCACCGGAGGCGGTGTACGCCCGTCTTCACGAACAGCTGGGTGAGGGAACGGTCATCCACATTGTGCCGCGACTGGCCGGGGCCGGAAAGGGTGGACTGCAGATTGTGCTGGGGGCGGCAGCCATCGTGGGCTCTTTCTTCACTGCCGGGGCATCAATGGCGTTATGGGGTTCAGCCCTGGCAGCCGGTGGTTTTTCTGCCACCACGATGCTGTTTTCACTTGGAGCCAGCATGATTCTGGGCGGTGTGGCCCAGATGCTGGCCCCGAAGGCAAAAACACCGGATTACCGCGCAACGGATAACGGCAGACAGAACACGTACTTTTCCTCACTGGATAACATGATTGCCCAGGGGAACCCGATGCCGGTGCCTTACGGGGAAATGCTGGTTGGCTCCCGCCGTATATCCCAGGACATCAGCACCCGTGATGAAGGCGGGGGCGGAAAGGTCGTGGTTATCGGGCGGCAGGGGTAAAAAGAATAAAAAAATCCCGCAGTGATCGCGGACAGGAACTGCGGGAGAGTTACGAAGATTAAGTGTAAGGAATTATTCTTATATCACGACAAAAAAATTAACGCAGAGAAATTATACGCGCCACAGTCAGTTTGTGAAAATGTGAAGATATTCAGAATTTTTATGCCATTACCGGTTTTAACCAACAGGATTATCGGTGGGCATGAAAGAAAACCCCGGTATCTGCTGATACCGGGGTTTCTCTTTAGCATGGCAGAAATGTGTTTCATGCTTTTCGGGCGAAGGATATCCGACTTCTGTACGGAATGGCAAGTGGCGGTTAATTTATTCAGGGGAAGGCTGTATGGGAAAAGGTGGCGGTAAGGCACACACGCCTCGTGAGGCGAAGGATAATCTCAAATCCACGCAGATGATGAGCGTGATTGATGCGATTGGTGAGGGACTGATAGAAGGTCCGGTGAAGGGACTGCAGAGTATCCTGGTGAACAAAACCCCGCTGACGGACACGGACGGTAATCCCGTGATACACGGTGTGACGGCGGTCTGACGCGCCGGGGAGCAGGAGCAGACACCACCGGAAGGCTTTGAGTCCTCCGGTGCTGAAACCGGACTGGGCGTGGAAGTGACGAAGGCAAAACCGGTGACGCGCACCATTACGTCCGCGAACATTGACCGCCTGCGGGTTACCTTCGGGGTGCAGTCACTGGTGCAGACCACGTCAAAGGGTGACCGAAACCCGACATCCGTCCGCCTGCTGATTCAGTTACAGCGTAACGGTAACTGGGTGACAGAAAAGGATGTCACCATTAACGGCAAGACCACCTCGCAGTTTCTGGCGTCGGTGATTCTGGATAATCTGCCTCCCCGTCCTTTTAACATCCGGATGGTCCGGGAGACAGCGGACAGCACCACGGACCAGCTGCAGAATAAGACGCTGTGGTCGTCATACACCGAAATCATCGATGTGAAACAGTGCTACCCGAACACGGCCATTGTGGGGCTGCAGGTGGATGCGGAGCAGTTCGGCGGCCAGCAGATGACGGTGAACTACCATATCCGCGGTCGCATCATCCAGGTGCCGTCAAACTATGACCCGGAAAAACGCACGTACAGTGGTATCTGGGACGGCAGCCTGAAACCGGCATACAGCAACAATCCGGCCTGGTGTCTGTGGGACATGCTGACTCACCCGCGCTACGGCATGGGAAAACGTCTGGGGGCGGCGGATGTGGACAAGTGGGCGCTGTATGCCATCGGGCAGTACTGCGACCAGACGGTCCCGGATAGTTTCGGGGAGACCGAGCCGCGGATGACCTTCAATGCGTACCTGGCACAACAGCGTAAGGCATGGGACGTGCTCAGTGATTTCTGCTCGGCGATGCGCTGTATGCCGGTATGGAACGGCCAGACGCTGACGTTTGTTCAGGACCGCCCGTCGGATGTGGTGTGGCCGTACACCAACAGCGATGTGGTGGTGGATGATAACGGCGTGGGTTTCCGCTACAGCTTCAGTGCCCTGAAGGACCGGCACACGGCGGTGGAGGTGAATTATACCGACCCGCAGAACGGCTGGCAGACCTCCACGGAACTGGTGGAAGACCCGGAAGCCATACTGCGCTACGGACGCAACCTGCTGAAGATGGACGCGTTCGGCTGTACCAGCCGCGGTCAGGCCCACCGTGCCGGACTGTGGGTGATAAAGACCGAACTGCTGGAAACGCAGACGGTGGATTTCACGCTCGGGTCTCAGGGGCTGCGGCACACACCCGGTGACATCATTGAAATCTGTGATAACGACTATGCCGGGACCCTGACCGGCGGACGTGTCCTGTCCATTGATGCTGCCACCCGCACTCTGACGCTGGACCGTGAAGTGACACTTCCGGAGACCGGTGCCGCCACGGTGAACCTGATTAACGGCAGCGGTAAGCCGGTGAGTGTGGACATCACCGAACACCCCGCGCCGGACCGGATACAGGTCAGTACCCTGCCTGATGGTGTGGAGACATACGGGGTGTGGGGACTCTCCCTGCCGTCACTGCGCCGTCGCCTGTTCCGCTGTGTCTCCGTCCGGGAAAACACGGACGGCACCTTTGCCATCACGGCGGTGCAGCACGTACTGGAAAAAGAAGCCATCGTGGATAACGGTGCCCGCTTTGAGCCGCAGTCAGGTTCCCTGAACAGCGTCATCCCACCGGCAGTGCAGCACCTGACGGCCAGTATCTGGCGCAGGCGAAATGGGACACGCCGCGGGTGGTGAAGGGTGTGCGCTTCAGTCTGCGCCTGACCAGTGGTAAGGGAACGGATGCCAGACTGGTGACCACCGCCATCACCGCAGACACGGAGCACCGTTTCAGCGGCCTGCCGCTCGGGGAATACACCCTGACGGTGCGGGCGATAAACAGCTATGGCCAGCAGGGTGAACCTGCCACCACCACCTTCCGGATTGCCGCACCGGCAGCACCGTCGCGGATTGAGCTGACGCCGGGCTATTTTCAGATAACCGCAACGCCGCATCTTGCCGTTTATGACCCGACGGTACAGTTTGAGTTCTGGTTCTCGGAAAAGCGGATTGCGGATATCAGGCAGGTTGAAACCACAGCACGCTATCTTGGCACGGCGCTGTACTGGATAGCCGCCAGTATCAATATCAAACCGGGCCATGATTATTATTTTTACGTTCGCAGTGTGAACACCGTTGGCAAATCGGCATTCGTGGAGGCTGTCGGTCGGGCGAGCGATGATGCGGAAGGTTACCTGGATTTTTTCAAAGGAGAGATAGGGAAAACACATCTGGCTCAGGAGCTGTGGACGCAGATTGATAACGGTCAGCTTGCGCCTGACCTGGCTGAAATCAGGACGTCCATTACGGATGTCAGCAATGAAATCACGCAGACTGTCAATAAGAAACTGAAAGACCAGAGTGCGGCAATCCAGCAGATACAGAAGGTTCAGGTTGATACAAATAATAATCTGAACAGCATGTGGGCTGTGAAGCTGCAACAGATGAAGGACGGACGCCTTTATATTGCGGGTATCGGTGCCGGTATTGAGAATACGCCAGCAGGAATGCAGAGTCAGGTGCTGCTGGCGGCAGACAGGATTGCGATGATTAATCCTGCGAATGGCAACACAAAGCCGATGTTTGTTGGTCAGGGCGATCAGATATTCATGAACGACGTGTTCCTGAAACGCCTGACGGCTCCCACCATTACCAGCGGCGGTAATCCTCCGGCATTTTCCCTGACACCGGACGGAAAACTGACCGCTAAAAATGCAGATATCAGTGGCAGTGTGAATGCGAACGCCGGGACGCTCAACAATGTCACAATTAATGAGAACTGTCAGATTAAGGGGAAACTGTCAGCCAACCAGATTGAAGGCGATATAGTCAAAACAGTGGGTAAGGCTTTTCCGCGGGACTCCCGGGCACCGGAGCGGTGGCCATCAGGGACCATTACCGTCAGGATTTATGACGATCAGCCTTTTGACAGGCAAATTGTTATTCCGGCGGTGGCATTCAGCGGCGCTAAACATGAGCGGGAGAATAACGATATTTATTCGTCATGCCGCCTGATAGTACGGAAAAACGGTGCTGAAATTTATAACCGTACCGCGCTGGATAATACGCTGATTTACAGTGGTGTTATTGATATGCCAGCTGGTCGCGGCCACATGACGCTGGAGTTTTCGGTGTCAGCATGGCTGGTGAATAACTGGTATCCCACAGCAAGTATCAGCGATTTGCTGGTTGTGGTGATGAAGAAAGCCACCGCAGGCATCAGTATCAGCTGAATTTTATAACCCATATACGGGCGCCAGAAATGGCGCCTTTTTTATTGCAGAAAAGCGAGAGGTAATTATGCGTAAAGTTTGTGCAGCCATTTTGTCCGCAGCCATCTGTCTGTCCGTATCCGGTGCGCCTGCATGGGCGTCTGAACATCAGTCCACACTGAGCGCGGGGTATCTTCATGCCCGTACGAACGCTCCCGGCAGCGATAATCTGAACGGGATTAACGTGAAATACCGTTATGAGTTTACGGACGCGCTGGGGCTGATTACGTCCTTCAGTTATGCCAATGCTGAGGATGAGCAAAAAACGCACTACAGCGATACCCGCTGGCATGAAGATTCCGTGCGTAACCGCTGGTTCAGCGTGATGGCGGGGCCGTCTGTACGCGTGAATGAATGGTTCAGCGCGTATGCGATGGTGGGTGTGGCTTACAGCCGTGTGTCGACTTTCTCCGGGGATTATCTCCGCGTAACTGACAACAAGGGGAAAACGCACGATGTGCTGACCGGAAGTGATGACGGTCGCCACAGCAACACGTCTCTGGCGTGGGGGGCTGGCGTGCAGTTTAACCCGACCGAATCCGTGACCATTGACCTTGCTTATGAAGGTTCCGGTAGTGGTGACTGGCGAACGGATGCATTTATTGTTGGTATCGGATACCGTATCTGACAACAGACGCCGATTTATCTTCTGTAAATATTGTTATGATACGCAGGTTCATCCACCTTATGGGGTGAACTGCGTTTGAGGAAACGTAAAGTTACACTGTCCTGAAGCCCGTGGCGTCACTGCTGCGGGCTTTTTTTATTGGTGGAAAAGTATGACAGTAAAAATTTCTGGCGTGCTTAAAGATGGCACAGGAAAACCAGTACAGAACTGCACCATTGTGCTGAAGGCCAGACGAACCAGCAGCACGATGGTGGTGAACACGGTGGCCTCTGAAAATCCGGATGAAGCCGGACGTTACAGCATGGATGTTGAGCATGGTCAGTACAGCGTCACCCTGCTGGTTGAAGGTTTTCCGCCTTCACATGCCGGGACCATTACCGTCTATGAAGGTTCCAGACCAGGTACGCTGAATGATTTTCTCGGTGCCATGACGGAGGATGATGTCCGACCGGAGGCACTGCGCCGCTTTGAGCAGATGGTGGAAGAGGTGTCACGTAACGCCTCCGCGGTTGCACAGAATACGGCAGCCGCGAAAAAATCAGCCAGCGAGGCGGCAACTCATGCAACCGATGCTGCAGCCTCAGCACGTGCCGCCAGCACGTCAGCCGGACAGGCCGCGTCGTCGGCTCAGTCAGCGTCTTCCAGCGCAGGAACGGCATCGACAAAGGCCCGTGAAGCAGCAAAAAGTGCTGCTGCAGAGTCATCAAAAAGCGCGGCAGCTACCAGCGCCAGTGCCGCGAAAACGTCAGAAACGAATGCCGCAGCATCACAAAAATCGGCAGCCACTTCTGCATCCACAGCGACCACGAAGGCGTCAGAAGCTGCCACCTCGGCACGGGGTGCGGCGGCCTCAAAAGAGGCAGCGAAATCTTCAGAAACGAATGCATCATCAAGTGCCAGTAGTGCAGCTTCCTCGGCAACGGCGGCAGGAAATTCCGCGAAGGCGGCAAAAACGTCCGAGACGAACGCTAAGTCTTCTGAAACAGCAGCGGGACAGAGCGCCTCAGCTGCGGCAGGTTCAAAAACAGCGGCTGCATTATCTGCCAGTGCCGCGTCAACAAGTGCCGGGCAGGCCTCAGCCAGTGCCACCGCCGCCGGAAAATCGGCAGAAAGCGCCGCATCATCCGCTTCAACAGCCACAACGAAGGCTGGCAAAGCCACTGAGCAAGCCACTGCAGCAGCGAGGTCTGCTTCTGCAGCAAAAACCTCTGAAACAAATGCAAAGACTTCAGCAGACAATGCTGCTTCCTCTAAGGCAGCAGCCGCATCGTCAGCCAGTTCAGCGGCGTCATCGGCATCATCTGCGTCTGCTTCAAAAGATGAGGCGACCAGACAAGCGTCAGCAGCGAAAGGTAGTGCCACGACAGCAACAACGAAAGCATCAGAGGCGGCAGGCAGTGCGACGGCTGCATCTCAGAGCAAAGTTGCTGCTGAATCCGCGGCAACGCGCGCCGAGACAGCAGCAAAACGGGCAGAGGATATTGCATCCGCCGTGGCGCTGGAGGATGCGAGCACGACGAAAAAGGGGATAGTACAGCTCAGCAGTGCGACCAACAGCACATCTGAAACGCTGGCCGCAACGCCAAAAGCAGTTAAAGCAGCCAATGACAATGCGAATAGCCGATTGGCGAAGAATCAGAATGGCGCTGATATCCCCGACAAGGCCCGCTTCCTGAGTAACATTAATGCTGCCAGCAAGACTGATATGGCCTCTAAACGAGGAATGAAGTATTCGACAGTGAATGCGCCCGCAGGAGTTGAAGCAGGTAAGTTTTATCCTGTGGTCATTCGTCGTTCTGCTGGATTCGTCGATGAATTAGCATCTAGGGTAACGATAAGCACAAGTTCAAGAACAGGAAACCACAGACTGAACAACTGCGAGTTCAACGGATTTGTCATGCCCGGTGGTTGGACTGACAGAGGAAAATATGCTTATGGGATGTTTCACGCATATACTGCAAGTGAACGTGCTATTCATTCTATCATGATGGGTAACAAAGCGGATGATCTTTGTTCTGTGTTCTATGTTGAAGGTGAAGCGTTTCCTATTGCTGTATATGTAGAAGAAGGCTTATCTGTTGTTGTACCATCTGCCGATTATGTCGTCGGACAAACAACTTACAAATGGGGCGCCACTAACCCTAAAACAGAATGCGTTGCCGCTGATACTATACTTGATTTCTCAAATGGTAGAGGGTTTTATAGTTCGCACTCATTCCTCACAAATGCAGACATTAGCGGTAATAAGGTTTACGCTAATGATGAAGTTATTGTCCGTAGTCAGAATGCGTTAAGGATGATTGCTGGCGATTACGGTGTCATATGGCGAAATGATGGAGCAAATACTTACTTGCTCATGACTGATAAAGGCGACCAGTACGGTGGCTGGAACGGTCTTCGACCATTTGCAGTAAATAACGCAACAGGTGAAGTGACGATCAATACACCACTTAATTCTCCAAAAGGGGTTAAGGGGAACTCTGATACAGCTACGAAACTTCAGACTGCAAGAAAAATATCCGGTGTTCCATTTGATGGCTCTACTGATATCACTTTAACCGCCGCGCATGTTGCCGCTTTCGCAAGAAGAGCAACAGGGTCATATGCTGATGCTGATGGCGGCGTGCCGTGGAATGCTGAATCTGGTGCTTATAATGTAAATAGAACGGGCGACAGTTATATTCTTGCCAACTTTTATACTGGTGTAGGTGGTTGCCGTACGCTTCAAATTAAGGCTCACTATAAAAATGGTGGGTTGTTTTATCGTTCATCTCGCGATGGCTATGGTTTTGAAAGTGGTTGGGAGCAGGTTTACACGACTGGATTTAGACCTCAGCCGGCTGATATAAACGCACCAACCGCTGCCGACGGATGGTTAAATAGTGGTAACGGAACAGCATTTACGACTGCTCAGTTTATAACGTGGCTAAATAATCAGGGTGCATTTTCAAACAAATATTGGATTGCACGGTGCTCATGGTATTACGCCAACAATAATTATATAGACGACACTGGTTGCGGTAGGATCGATCTATCTGGTTCCGTGATTGAGGTGTTTAGTAATAAGACAACAAGCAATTACACTATTCGTGTTACAACGACAACAACATCGGGTCATGGTGGCGTTAATAATGCGGAATTTATTTATGTGTACAATGGCAGTGATTACTCGCCAGGCTGGCGTCGTTCTTATAATACTAGAAACAAACCAACAGCTTCTGATGTAGGAGCATTATCGCTTTCTGGAGGAGCGTTAACTGGCGGATTAACTGCTGCTGGCGAGATTATTTCAAAATCGGCGAATGGTCTGCGCATTGCCTACGGAAACTACGGATTCTTTATCCGAAACGATGGTTCAAGCACATACTTCATGTTGACCGATTCGGGTAACAGCCTGGGAACCTATAATAGTTTAAGGCCGCTTATCATTAACAATGCCAATGGTGCTGTTACGATCGGTAATGGACTCAATGTTACTGGCGGCATCAATGGTAGTTTGAACGGTAATGCTTCAACAGCTACGAAGTTGCAAACAGCGAGAAACATCAATGGTGTTAAGTTTGATGGTTCAGGCGATATCAATATTAATACATTGGTATCTCGTGGCCGAGTTACGGCGTTAAGCGGCTCTACTCAAGGCACTGCTGGCATTCAAATGTATGAGGCGTACAACAATAGCTACCCGACCACGTATGGCAACGTATTGCACATGAAAGGTGCGAGTGCTGCTGGTGAGGGCGAGTTGCTTATTGGCTGGAGCGGAACGGATGGTGCTCATGCACCGGTTTATGTTCGTTCACGCCGTGATACTTCGACAGCGAACTGGTCTGGCTGGGCGCAGATCTACACAACTGCTCATAAACCCACTGCGGCTGATGTCGGTGCGTTGCCGAGCGGTGGCGGCACACTTTCCGGCGCACTCACATTATCTATGGCTGCGCCAAGTGTCCAGTTACGAGGGCAAGGTACGGACACCAGACAGTACATCATGGCTTACAGAACCGATGGCGCTACATCATGGTATGTGGGCAAGGCTAACAACGGCTCCGATAATGCGATGTTCTGGAACTATACCGGCTCCAACGGAATTGAATTGGCTGCCGATGGCAATGTGCGTATTAATGCGAAGGGTAAACAGTTTACGTTCGCAAACAATGGGAACTTAGGTCTTGTTGCTTCGTTGGATCAGAGTTCAGTTCCACAGGGTACTTACCATCAAGTAGCTCTTAACACTGGCACTGTTGGTGGTAAATCGTACCTTCGAAAATTCCGCGGCGGCAACACAGACACCATTTGGCATGAGACGGTTCAGGGCGGCTTACTTCGTTGGGCAACCGGCAATGCTGATGAGCAAGAAGAACTGTCTATCAGTACTGGCTATGGTGTTCGAGCAAGAGGTGAAATCACTTCCCTTAGCGCCAATGGTCTAAGAGTGGCTTACGGGAATTACGGCTTCTTTATTCGCAATGATGGCGGAACAACTTACTTCATGCTGACTGCTTCTGGCGACAAGTTCGGAAGCTGGAATGCTTTGCGTCCAATGTACATTAACAACGCTTCAGGCGCGGTTACGATGGGGAACGGGTTGTCGCTTGCCGGTGGCTTAAATGTCACGAGCGGAAATATCCGAATCCCGACGTCGAGTACATCTTGGATCGACATGAGAAACAATGCCGCTCTGTCTAACAGTTCTGCGGTTGCCACTTCCTCTGCATCGGCCATTATTCGTCAGGAGCACGCCGATCGTCATTATTTTGTTGGTGGTTTAGGCAACTCTCAGTTCGGGTTCTACATGATTAACAAGTCACGAACCGCGAACGGCACGGATGCGAACGCATACCTCCAGAATGACGGTACTTGGGTTTGCGGCGGTAATGGCAGCTTTAATGACGTTTATATCCGTTCTGACCGCCGTAGTAAGCGCAATATTCGCAAGATTGACCGGGCGCTCGACAAGCTGGAGCAGATCGAAGGTGTTCTCTACGAGATTCAGGTCTGTGGCCGTTATGAGCAGTCTGGTGGCCTCATCGCTCAGGATGTCCAGAATGTTCAACCTGAACTGGTAACGGTCGACCATAACGATCAGTCAGGAGAGCCTCGTCTGCGTCTTAACTACAACGGCGTTATCGGCATGTTGGTTGAGGCTGTCAAAGAGCTGCGCGAGGAAGTGCGCGAACTGAAGGCAAAAATGTAATCAAGGTGAATGGTGAGGGGCCACCCTCACCAATTCAGGATATTCACATCAAAAAGGAGATTAGATGTGCCAATTGTCGGTGTTCCCGGTTGGATTGGGTCTTCGGCTGTCAGTGTGACAGGCCAGAGATGGATGAGTGCGGCTCGAACGGCGGTGCAACTGCCAGCGGCTGGTTCAATGTCTCAAATGGCCGGGCGATCTAAAGAAGTTCAGTACAGCATCGGTGCGAATCATAACTACAACAAAGACACACTGATCAACTATTTAAAATCCCAGGGGGCGACGCCAGTCGTTGTTACCATTACAGGGGATCTGGTGTCGTACAGTAGCGGCGTGCCATGTTTAGATTTCCCGAGTTCACTTACCAACTCTTATATCAGCCTTGTAATCAACGCAGGTGTGACTGTCTATGGACGCGGTGGCAATGGTGGTAGTAACGCTGCCGGTGCTGCTGGTGGTAACGCAATTAATAATGGCATCGGTACACGCTTGCGTATTACGAATAATGGTGCAATCGCTGGAGGTGGTGGCGGCGGTGGCGGCGGTAACAGGGGTCGACTAGTATTTGGTGGTGGCGGTGGGTGCCCATTCGGTGCTGGTGGGTCTTCCTCTCATATGAGTTCCGGTGCAACTGCTGGTACTATTTCCGCTCCTGGTAAGGGATCTGTTGGTGAGGGGTCTCTTAGTGCATATACAGGCGGTTCGGGTGGTAATGTCGGTGCTGCTGGAGGAAGATGTAATACTCAAGGTAACGGTACAGAATATAACGGCGGGGCAGCTGGTAAAGCCGTAACTGGCAACGCGCCTACATGGACTAAAGCTGGGGCAATTTACGGCGCTCATGTGTAAGTACTTACCTACCAAGTGTGGGCGTTTTATGATATAAAACCGCCATCCCGATTTGACTTTTCATGGAGGAAAACATGTCGAACGAGATGGCGGGCGTTACAACAGAGCAAGTTGAGCGTATTGCCGCGATCGTTGCTCGGGAGGTTGTTGGCAAATTAGGTAAAGAGCTACGTGAAGAAATTGGCCAGGAGGTCAATGATCAGCTGAAAACCTACTTTGGTGATATGACCCCGGCGCAACATAGTATTCAACACTCCAATCTGGACAAACTCCTTAACCGGTTAGATTCCATCTCAAGTGGGTTCTTTGGCGGCATTGTTTCTAAAATAACGTCGTTCATTATTACCGCACTGCTTTTGGGGTTAGCCGCGTATGGCGTAAAAAGTGGACTGCAATAACAGGAGATCAAGGATGAAAACTCCGAGAGGCATTCGTAATAACAACCCTGGCAACCTCGACAAAGGTTCGCCGTGGCAGGGGCTAATCGACAACCCTGCCGAACCGCGCTTTTGCACGTTTAAAGACCCTGTTTGGGGGATTCGTGCGCTGGCGGTGACTCTAATTACCTACCACGACAAACGTCGCGCAAAAGACGGCTCAAGTATCGATACCATTCGTGAAGTTATTGAACGTTGGGCACCGCCGAATGAAAACAATACTGACGCCTACATTAATGAGGTGTCTAAAGCCGTTGGTGTAACCGCAGACATGATTATCGATCTGCATGATTACGACATTCTTCGACCTTTGGTTGAGGCAATCATTCGCCATGAGAATGGGCGAGGTCCGCTAAAAACGCTGAACACCTGGTATGCGGCAGAAGTTATTGAGGAAGGTCTGCGTCGAGCTGGCGTTGTTAAGCCGGCGAAAACCGTGAAGGCTGTTCCTGTAACTAAAGAAACCGCAGGCGCAACTGTTACAGCAGGTATTGGTCTGGCGCAGCTGGCCGATGTTATGCCGCAGGTTTCCGCTGCTATGGATAAAGCACAAGGTCATATCTCTAGCGGGGATACAGTACGCATCATCTTCGGTATTGCCACTATTGTTGTGGCAGGATTCATTGCCTGGTCGCAGGTAAGAAAACACCAGAAAGGGATGGTCTAATATGCTAGGCAGCCTGATGACAAAGCTAAAAGTTGCTTTGATTACGCTGGCTGCCGTTCTTTTCGTTCTTGTCGGCGCTTACACGATGGGCGGGAATGCGGCGCGACGAGCAATGGAAGAGAAGGCAAAACAGGAAGACAGAAAACGACTTCAAAACACAGTGAAAGTGGTGAATGAGACGAGCAGTAAAATACGTCAGAAAGATGCTTCTGCCGTTCATCGTGAGTTGTATGATAAGTGGGTGCGTCATTAAGCCACAAACCACTAGCGTGTTGTTCTGCGATGGCGCTGAACCTATTTATATCAGCAATGACGATGTAATGACCGAAGAAACCGAACGCCAAATCCTTTTTCACAATACGATGGGAGAGAGAGTTTGCGGTTGGTGATGTCGAAGTTCCCCTCAAATGAGGGGGACACATTATTCTTCGAACAATTTTTCGATAGATTTTGTAGAATAGAACAAAGAACGCTCGTTGTTACCAACCAGCTGGATAAAGCCCAAACTTTTATAAAACGCCCTGGCTTTATCGTTCAACGCCTCAACGAAAAGCCCATGAATGCCTACCGCAAGAGATGCATTGTACACAACACGCATTGCGTGAGTTACAAGCATTGAGCCAAGCCCCTGACCTTGAAGAGATTTGTCCAAAGCCAGTCTGCCTAAAGTGATACTTGGGACATTCCGATAAGGCACTTTCTTTTGCTGACTCTTTGAAGGTAAGGTTTCTTTCTCAAAGCAGCTGCCTGACAAAGTGTAATAACCTAATACCTTTGGTATTTCTTCTTTAGTGCAAAGCACATAAGCGCGAAGAATTTTTCCTTCATGCTGTCTTTTTAAGTGGTTGGTCAAAAATGCGTTTAGTGACTCTTCGCCGCAATCAAAACCGTTTAGATCATAATCGTTCTCTCCAGAGAAAATCTCGATCGTCGTATTGCTCACGAGTAAATTACTCCATGCTTTTCAGACGATTGGCAGCTCGTTTCAGCTTGTCGTTCGGTGCTGGAGGATTGCTTATAGCATCCATAACCAGATTCCAGGACTCTTCACTTAGAACCAGTCTACGGTGTTGCTCTATCACCTTCACGGCACGTTCGGATGCACTGCTAACCATGAACTGGGTAATGCTCTGGTTAGACATTGCGGCAGCTTCCTCGATGATGCTTTTATCGTCATCGGTTAATCTCAAATCGATGCGCTGCTTTTTCAGTGCGGACATGTGTACCCCCTGATGGCCGGTGATGTAGGAAGGCCATCATTGCTCTCTATTTAAACTGAGTTTTCGACTCAAAGGTTATTTAACTGGGCTATAGCCCATTGCGTATGTGTCATCAAATTGTGTACGGCAATTTACCGTACTCGTAATATAGAGATGATTGTCACTTTTTTCAACAGACAAATGAAAACAGTTACTAGCAATAGGCAATAACAACCTACTAAATAACCTTTACACCGCAGCCGTAGGCATTTAGGCTATATCACATATAAGAAAACAAGTTGTTTCAGACGATAATTATATACGCAAAGGGAACTCTCCAATGACCAAGATCTTTGTGGTTGGCGGCACAAAGGGCGGGCCTGGCAAATCCACTGTTGCCCAGCAAATTGCCGTTTGCCTGAAAGTCAAAAAGAAGAAGAAGGTTTATATCACTGATATAGATATTCAGCGCACGACAACAAGCTGGTGTGAAGACCGTAGACAGAACGAAGACCTTGAGCTGATTCCTTTTGCATACGTTCAGGATGACATCATTAAGCACCTAAAATCGCTTCAGGGTAGAGCTGAGTTTGTAGTGGTAGATGCTGGTGGCTTTGACTCCGAAATTCAGCGACAAGCGATGCTGATGGCCGACGTTATCATTATCCCGCTTCGTCCTAAGCGTCGTGATTTGAAATCTCTGCGTGACATCGATCCTATTATCGACAATGTTCGTAATGTAAACGATAAAGTGAAGGTCCGCGCGGTCATGAACCAGTGCCCGGCTTTGCCATCACAAGTGTCTCGCATTCTGGCGGCTAAAGAGATTGTTGAGACGTTTGGCATCGAGTCTGCGCCAGTCAATCTATATAACCGCAACGTCTACGATGATGCGGAAGAGTCTGGTCGTTCTATCTTTGAAATGACCGGTAGCGAGCGCGACAAAAAGGCGGAAGCCGAGTTTGAAGAATTTGTAGATTATCTGTTGAGTCTGGAGGAAGAAGAATAATGTCCATGAAAATGGGTGACCTAGCAAAGCGCAAAGAGCCTGATGCACCGGCCAAGAACACAACTCCTTTGCGCCAACCAGTCAGACCACAGGGACGCCCGACTCGTGGCAAAGAGAAAATTAAAAGCCGCACAATGTCACTGGAGGACGAATACTTCGAACTGCTGGAGATGATGAAGTTCATCCCTCGCTTCGAGAAGTTCACTCGTTCTGACGTGATTCGTGCTGCTATTTTCCATCTGGCAGAGAAGTCACCGCAGGAAATCGAGGACATCGTGAAATTGAATGAGGCGATCACCGCTGCCGATGTCACGATGCGTACCGATGAAATCAAACGAGAGTTGATGAAGAAAGGTTAAAAATTATGCATTGGCGCAATGTACGCGCCAATGCATAACTACAGTGTCAGCTTTATGCCGCGCTAACACTATGTTCAGTCCTAACCACCCCAACCTTCACAAAAGGGCTACCGTAGCTTGGTGGCTTCTTGATTAATTTGCCTACATACAGTTTTCTAATATGCTCATCGGCTATTCTGCCAACAAATTCATAACGTTTTGTGTCGGGGCCAAGAGCTATATCCCTTGTAAAGTACTGCTGAGAACCGGCTTTGACCCAGCATTCAATCTGATAAACTTCCATTATTAGCCCACCATATGTAGAGTAGGCATATTTGAGATTCTCGTCTCTTGGAACCTTTGCCCATACGCCACGCGTAGCTTCATATAATGCCAGAGCGGACATTCCTGACTTGTAGGTGCTGTTTAGCAGGAAGGCAAGACCGGCGTGCTCAGGAGCAATTTCAGTTTCCTCTTGCAGCACTAAGTGATGGTAGGCGTCCAGTGATATTCTGCCCATCATGGAACCACTTCCTCGTACCTTATTCGTAAGCTCTCCGACCCCCATAAGGTCGATGCATGTCGCCTCAACAAGTTTGGCTGTGGTTTCATCCATACCATGACGAAGTATATCTATGCCTAATTTTTTATTAGCCAAAAGTTCTTTGATCCGCATGGATTTGGGAGAGTCATCGGGATACTTGATGTGATCGAGACAACGAGTCGATTTGCCTTTTCCTATGTAAAACGGTCTTTTCATCTTGTCTTCTGTATCATAGAGACAGTAAACATAGTATTTAGCCTTATCCAATGATCTCGCGTATACCGATAAATCGTCCATTATTGCATCTCTTTGCTACTGACTAATGCGTTCTATTTTACACATAAGTTTTTAATCAATTTAACAGGCTCAAAGTGTAGAGCTTCTGGGCGTCTAAGACGACAAGTTATGCCTGCTTCTGTATATATAAATAATAAGTAACTTATTAAATATATACGGAAGCAGGTCTTTTAAAAGACACCACCAGAACAACTCCCTTCCGTTTCCACTTCCAAAAACTGCCACCAGTCGCTATCATCCGCTCATCGTGATAAGTAAGTAACTACCTACCAGGTGAGCCACATGAGCCAGATCTTTTTCGATACCATCGACAACGACCAGTACGACTTCATGACAGAGTGGAATACCGCTGTTATGGACAAGTGGGTCGCTGAAAACATTGGTTTGTCGCGCTGTAAAGACGAGGCTGAACTCTTCGAGACGAAGTGGTTTGATTACCGCGACATGCATCCTCTCATGGCCACCTGTCTTTTTACGGAGGCATACAAACGTCAGTACTCAAATATCATGCTGACGCACGGTCGCGAACACTTTGAAACAGCTCCGTTCACCACCGGGTTAAAACGTCTGCCTTATCAGGAGTTGTCGACTGCCAACAAAACGTCGCTATGGAAAGCACGCCAGTTTGCGGATCGCTATTGCTGCTCATACGACTACTTTATCTCCACCGTTCTTTCCGCAGCTGCACGACGACTGTGGGACAAGCTGCCGCGTCCGCAGCATTTGTGGCAGCCAGAACTGATTGAGATATTCGAAGAGAAATTAGCCAGACGCGCAACAACCCGTCTGGATGACTCTCTGGTTAGCTTTAAGCATATGGGAGACATGCAGTTCAACCCGATTCAGGAAAGCTATTTTGAGTGGATTCTGGAGCGTTTGCGCACCATCCCCCGCAGCAAGCGCATACGCGCAATTTTCTCCGCTATCTGGCTAATGGAAATCGTTCCAGAGCGCCTTATTTCCGCCCACTTTCCAGAAGAACTGGAAGAAGCACGGCGGTTTATTGATCCCCTATCTAATTAACTAATACTAGAAAACAATTTGTTTAAAAAACAAAGGAAAGCACATGACCGAACTTTGCCATACAGGACGCGGGCTGTCCGAAGAGTTTGATGAAGATTTTCAGAACAGATTGACGGCCTATTTTTGTCGTGATCACGAGTTTCTTACTCGTGCGGGAGATCTGGTTGTACCTAGCCAATTTGCCAATGCGGCCAATGCCATATTGGTTAATATGGTTTCGGGCTATTACCGTATGTACAAGAGCGCGCCCTCTTCATCTGCGATTCTGGATATGCTTAAGCGTGCGAAACGCGATAAGACTATCCGTGAGGAACTATTCGCCGATGTTGTTGCTGCGTTTAAGCGCATCCTTGCAGAAAAATTGTCTGATACCTCGTACATGGTTGACCAGGTATCAACCTTCGCAAAAAGCGTAGCGTTTGATGATGCTCTGATTAAGGCTGCTGAACTGAAAGAGAAGGGCGACTTTCAGGGGGCGATGGCAATCATGGCCAAGGTTCAGCAGATTGGATCGAACGAAGCGACCGGAATCTATGACTACTACACCTCCGCAAGTGAGCGATTGAAAGCGCGTGAATATGAGGCTTCAGAGGAGTATGTGCCAAACAGCATTACAACTGGACTCCCTCTGCTCGATAGGTTGCTGTACCAAAAAGGCTGGGCGAAGCGTGAAATGGTGCTCTTCATGGGGTTCGCTAAATCCGGTAAATCGACCGCAATGGGTGAGTTTTCCATAAACGCAACGCTTGCTGGCTACAATGTTCTGTATCTCTCGCTGGAGGTTCACACCACCATTTTATCCGACCGTTTTGATGCAAGATTGTCGGAGACAGAAATGTCCAAGCTGGTGGAACGGCGCGATGAGGTTCATCGTAAGTTGGCAGAGTTGGGAGCCACGAAGGGGATTGGTAGTTTGTGGGTTGTTGAGCGTCCGTCAGGAAGTATGTCACCGGCAGATCTGGATCGTATGCTTAACAGCATGAAAGCCAATGGCATGGTGCCTGACATGGTTGTTGTCGACTATGCAGATTTGATGCGTGCCAGTTATGACCTTCGTGATGATCGCGCCAACATACGTAGTATCTATACCGACTTACGTGCTCTTTATGACAAACACAACGTTGCTGGTATCACGGCATCGCAGACAAACCGTGAAGGTGGCGCGTCAGAAGTTGCCACAATGATGCACGCTGCCGACAACATCGAAAAAGTACGTATTGCTGACCTGGTAATAACGATCAACAAAACAGAAGAAGAAGAAGCGAAAGGAGAGGCTCGTCTCTACTTTGCTGGTTCACGTAACCAGCAGGGAGGGATCAGCATTCGCGTTAAACAAAACCTCGAACAAATGCGCTTCATTGAGCGAATCTTAGACGTTACCTAAAAAATAAGCGTGGAGAACACCTCCACGCTTGATTCATTGGTGAAACAACTTTTCTTTTGCCAAACCACAAAAGAAAAACACATGAGCCTTTATGTTATATCAACATTTAGGTTGGTCACAATATTGCCTGTTAAAAGTGGAATTATCGTGAGCGAGCTGAAAGAGCTAATTACCGAATTAGATTTTGAACAATGGTTGGATACTGAAGGTATCGTTTATCGACGTGGAGGCGTGAGTACTCGCGGTCGTGAAGTGAATATCAAGGAGTGTCCGGTATGTGGCAGCTCCAACTGGAAGGTATATTTCAATCTGACCAGTGGCGTCGGTAAATGCTTCGCTGGTGATCATCCCGAAGAGATTCAGTTCAATAAGCTGGTCTTCCTCAAGCACTACAGCGGCAAATCACGACGACAGTTCGAGGAATATGTGCAGAACGCCCTTCTTTCCCAGGGGTGGGCACCAAAGAAAGAAGAGATAGTGCTTGCAAGCACAGTCGAGTTAGAGGGACCACTTGCACTCCCTCGTCATTACGAACTTCCTATAGATGGCCGTCTTCCAGACTATCTGGTTGAACGAAACATATCGCCTGAAATGGCAAAGTATTTTGACCTACGATACTGCGTCGAAGGCAAGCACGCTTATGTAGATCCGTATACAGATCAGGTTAAAGGACAGATATTCGATATGCGAATACTGATACCGGTTTACGATCTGGATGGGGTAATGAAGACATTTCAGGGGCGAGACATTACCGGTACAGCAGAACGCCGCTACCTCTTTCCTATGCAGCTTCCAGCTTCAGGTAAGTTTCTCTACAACGGCCATAATGCGGTCGGCAAACAGACTGTAGTTGTCTGTGAGGGGGCGTTCGATGTTATGGGAGTTAAACGAGCTATTTTTGATGAAGAAACATTACGTGATTACGTGGAACCGATAGGAACGTTCGGGATGCATCTATCTGGTAACACCACTCAGGATGCAGAAGATCAGTTGGGCGCGTTCCTGACGCTCAAGGCGCGTGGATTACGTAATGTGATCATGATGTGGGATAGTGAAAAGCAAGCTATACGCAACACTATGGCCGCAGCCAGGCGACTGACCAGTATTGGTCTTAATGTCAAAGTAGCATGTTTGGGCGAGGAAGGACTCGACCCAGGCGATGCAACGCCAGAACAAATTATCAAAGCCTATTATCGGGCAAAACCGTATACCAAACAGTTGGAGTTGCAAAGCAAGGTTTTGGGCATTAAGGCGCTATCGTAACAAGTGCCGCTAAAATAAGTAGATGATTACTTATCTTTCTGTAAGAATACTTTCATCTGTTAGCTAGGAGTTGGTATGAAAGACGAAATTCAGAAATTAGCCTGCGACATCATTGATAAAACTGGTTTAGAAATCAGCGAGAGCAATCGACTAGACATCATTGAAAAAGCGGTAAAAACAGCAATGGATCATATCGCCACTCGTTTGGTTGAGATCCCGCTACCAGGGCTACCTTATCTGAAAGTTGAGTTACACGTATGGGGTGAACCTTCTTGTGCACGGCGTTCTGCATTAGTTGTTTTTATTAGCAAAGAAAACCCGCTCAGTCTTAAAGTGCAGGTTGGTGCATGGATGGATGGCAAAGTGATCTACACAAATACCGTTTTTTGTCTTTCAAACGACGAAACTATTGAAGCGGCCATTCAAGAAGCAGTTCTAGCAATGCGCAGCAGCGGTTTGATGAAGAATAACTACGAAGAGTACTTGCGTTCGATAAGTGGTGAAAAGACATTATCTCTGAAAGCAGATTTCGTTACCCCGAAAAACCTGTTGGAAGTCTTGCTTAATAAAGGGGCTAATGATGCCGTAAATGTAATCAGAGAGAGTGAGTATGCGTCTCTTTGCGACATGTGCAAAAGCCAGTTGGATCTGGTGCATATCGTTATTGATGCTGGGAAGGCATGTGATGGCGTAATGGCGGAATTTGCTTGGAAGGTGGTCAGGATTGCTAACGAATTACCGATGATAGAGCAAGAGGCCAAATCATACGCCACCAATCATGTCACAGAGCTTCTTGTCCCCTATCGCTTAGAAAGCAATCAGCGCAAGATGGTTAGCTGGGGAAGTTGGTAATCTCTCCGCGCGTCGTTTTTTACGCAAATAACGATAGGTAAGTACAAGATTATTTATGGCGGTAGTTGTGAAAGCTGATTTGTCAAAAATCCCTTCTATTTCAGGAAATAACGGTTATTCACTTCGTTGTGAGGAAGTAAAGATAAACGGTGAGTCGGCATATTGCAGCTATTCCGTTTGCCAGCACACCATTCTTGCCTTCAAAGAAAACCGTCTTCCTCGAACTTCTTTCCAGTCGTGCGCAACCGCTATTAAAGCAGGCAAATGCAAGGCGTTAAAAATGATGGTTGAAGAGATTCGTAAAGGAGAATCTCTGTATTTCGAAGATATGACCGCGCTCATTAAGGAGGTTGAAGAACGGAATAAACAAGCCAGAACTATAAAACGAAAACGTGACAGTGTAACGATTAATAGCATGGTTAAGAAGAGCACCACATCACAAACAGCGATCACTGACGTGTATGCGGCGTTGCTTGAAGAAACAACAAAAGAAACACATGAGCAAATCGATCAACATATGGAGGCAAAACAACAATGAAAAAGTTGATCGCACTTAAGCATAAGCTGGACGAAATGAAAGCTATGGGAACCAATGCAAAAAAAGAGGCATTGGCCAACATGGATGACTTCGAGCAAAGCATGGTTTCATTGATGCTCAACCCTTTCATCCGTTTTGGGGTAAAGAAATACAAAGTGGCAGAGCCGCTTAGTGAGTCCGTCCCAAGTGACGAAAAAGCCATTGATATACTGAATAAGCTGGCCTCTCGCGAGCTGACGGGGAACGCAGCAATAGCAGCTGTTGAGTCTATCGTGGCGTCAATGTGCGCCGATGGGCAGGACGTGTTCCGTCGTTTCCTCTTAAAAGACCCGAAAGCAGGTGTTGGGATTAGCCTATGCAACAAGGTTTTTGAAAATCCCATTCCGAAATTCGAGGTGCAGCTGGCGTCACCGTATAAAGAAAAAGGCGACAAATACCCCTTCAAGCCAAATCCTAAAGCCAAATGGCCGATGATTGGCAGCCTTAAGCTCGATGGTTTGCGAGTAATTTGTGAGGTTATTGTTGACGAGGAAGAGGTTAACTTCCTTTCTCGTACTGGTAATCCAATCACGTCTCTCGATCACCTAAAGCCAGCAATGCTCGAATTAGGCAAACTTTCAGGCCACAAACACATCTTCTTCGATGGTGAAGGAACAGCCGGTTCATTTAACCAGTCCGTATCTGCATTGCGCAAAAAGAACGTGCAGGCAATTGGCGCTATTTATCATGTTTTCGACTTCTTCCTACCGGAATGGCGGGCACAGGCTAAATCCAAAGAGTATGCAAAGACAGGTATGAAGCTGAAAGAGCGCCTGGCTATGCTGGTGGCGTTGTTTAAAAACGATCGCAGTGAAGGCTACGCACAAGACATTCACCTGCATCCGTTCTATATCATCCATAGCCACGAAGACTTCATCGAACGCTTCATGAAACGCCTGGACGATAACGAAGAAGGGGAGATGGGCAAAGATCCGAACTCTGTTTACGAGTTTAAACGTACCCGCAGCTGGTGGAAGTTAAAAGACGAAGATTCAGAAGATGGTGAAATTATCGACTTTGAGCCTGGCGACCCGGACTCTGGTTTTGCCAACACGCTTGGAAAAATTGTTATTCGCCTTGAAAACGGTGTGATTGTTCGTGCGAGCGGCATTAAGCATAAATATCTGGACGAGATCTGGAACAACAAAGAGAAGTACCGTGGTCGTATTGTCGAGGTTCATTGTCACGAGAAAACGCCGGATGGCAGCTTACGCCACCCACGACTGAAATGGCCGCGTTGCTTACGCGATACCGAAGATCGAATCGGAGATAAAGAATGATGATCGGCTGGATGATTGCATTTTTAGCAGTTGGTTTTTTCATCGGTATTGTGGTGATGTCCAGTTGCATTAATGACTACATTAAAAACGGTGTTATAGAAAGACGAGGTCGCATTTATCGCATTGTAGAAATAACCAACACCGTGAAGGAGATTAAGGATGATCGTATTAAGTAAAAGGGAGAAAGAAACGCTTCATGAAATCAGTAAGTGGCCGGAGTTCCCTGAGTACTGGAAGCCTAAAACGCGAGCTAAGTTAGAGCGTTTAGGGTTGGTTGCAAACGTTTCTGAAACGTGGTGCTCGGCCAACTACCAGTTAACTGATAAAGGGAAAGTATTGCTACAGCAATTAGTAGAATCAGGAGTGTTAAAATGATTCCATACATCTCGTTAGCTTTTATGGGTGGCTTCCTTATCGGCTTCGGCATCTGTCGTGATTTAATTAAGCAGGAACTTAAAACCAAAACACTGTGCATCGGAAAGCGTGTGTATCGGGTAGTTCATGAAACAAAGGTGAAAAAATGAGCAATTTAACTTCTTGGGAATGGTGGTTGGCCACCTATTTCTTAGCGGCCGGAGTAGCATTCGCCTTTTACGTAGGTCAGTTAGTCGTAAAACTGTTGCTGATTAAATTTGCTAGTCATAAACGTATCGATGATGGTCTGTGGCGTCTTGGCACCCTGGTGGAAACTCGCTACGGGCAACTTAAGGAGAACGAAACCATTACTATCCAAGCGAAACGATTCACTGCCACCATTACAAGAACACCTAGTCGTAGAGTGGCCTTGATCAAAAAAGTCACAACCGAATAAAAACATATCGATAAGTATTTACTTACTTATCTTTTGTGTATAAGATGACTTTGTTTTCGTTGAGACGCGACTGTTTGAACTTAAATACAAGTGCAAACGAAGAAGTCTATCTGGCAGTAGCCTAATAAGCCAAACACCAGCGAGGTCAGTTTCCAGCCTCGTTACCGAAATGGGACACACTGAGCGAGTGTGATTGCAGAACGCAGGAGGGAACATGAATGTTCCCTCCGATGAAGTAACAGAATGGGCCGGTTGGTATATTTTCAACTCCATATGACTCCCGGATTCTTAGCCACTGACCGCCCATCCTGTTACGTCATTTTGTTCAATTATGTCGTTTATACTGGGTTAAAAAGCGGCGACGTAGCCCGGCTGGTATGGTTAGCCAGTACACAACGTTGAGGCCATTACATTTTTATCAATTCTAAGGTTCTATTCACAGAGATACCGGCGAGCGTTGATATGTAACATGTTGGGCAAACATTCAATCGGAGTAGTGGCCTCAACGTTGTGAAGACAGGATTGTTGTGTAGGTTTAACCACTGTTGCCATTGGTGCCTGTTTTCACAACAAATGATTCCATACATCACATTGTATAAATTACAAAGTAGGTGCTGTCCTCAGAAACATCATCTACTTAAAGATTTTGCCTTCTACTATTGAGCGAAGTCGAAAGCGTCTGGCACTAACGAAAAGTGCAAGTAGCGGTGCGTTTCCTGGCAGAAACTAAACCGTCGCGATTGGCACTGTTGAGTAATAAATACTGGCAGTGCTGAATTGATGGTGTAGCTCAGCGGTAGAGCAGTTGGCTGTTAACCAACTGGTCGGTGGTTCGAATCCACCCACCATCGCCAATTTAGGGGAGTTAGTCCGTAGGGGCAGCGGGGTAGACTGTAAATCTACTGTCATTGCGACTCGGGTGGTTCGACTCCATCACTCCCCACCAAATTGCCGGTTTAGCTCAGTTGGTAGAGCGTCTGCCTTGTAAGCAGGATGTCAGCGGTTCGATCCCGTTAACCGGCACCAACACAACAGGTAAGAGCATTGGGCGAATCGGCGATACTGACCCACAAGCCCGTAAATCGATAGAGTCAGACCAGTGCTCTTACCGTTGTGAGGAAGTGCAGCTCTTTGAAGCAACCAGAAGATAAGCATCTGGCTTCACAACACAACGATAAGATCATTACGGTTAATCGTCGTTCATGTGCACAATGACTGGTCGAAAGGTAGTGATCTTACCGTTGTGATGAATGCACAGGCTGATGTGCCGCAACTACAGTAGTGCGCGCTTTGCGGGGGTTGCTACAACCCTGTGTCGGAGTTCAGCACCGACCATCACAATAGCTGGAGAGTAGGGAGCATGGTGCTCAAGCGGTCTTGAAAACCGTCCCATTGCGCAAGCGATGATGGTTCGATTCCATTACTCTCCGCCAGACACAGCGTTGAGCGGTTTGGCCTTTTAATCACCCAGATTAAGACTCCGCTAACATAAACCAGACCGCTCAACGCTGTGATAGACAATTACGGCAGACGTTCTTAACCATAGCTTGCTAACATCCTAGCAACACTTTTTTCAGCGCAAAATTCAAAGGGGCTTCGGCCCCTTTTTTGCAACTGAAAGAGTCAAGTCTACGAACTTTGTAGGAAGAAATAATGACCAGCAAAGATAACACACCACTAAAAGTCACCCCTGAACACATTGAACAACTCATTCAAAGTGAACATTATTTCACTGCATATGATGCCAGCCACGGGGATAACTTCATCTCTGTTTACAATTCAAAAACAGATATCGACAAAGGTCATGAGTCGTTAAAACTCTTAACGTTCTGCGTTATGGTTCTCAAAAATGGATATACCGTAACGGGAAAATCTGCGTGCGTAAGACCAGAAATCTTCAACTTTGATGTTGGTCGCGAGTACGCTCGAAAAGATGCTATCGATCAAATCTGGCCCCTGGAAGGCTATCTCCTGAAGCAAAAGTGGCATGAGGCAAAGCAATGACGATCACTATCTACGGACGAGATAACTGCTCATACTGCAAACGTGCAGTCGAGCTGGCGAAGCAACTAAAGGGACATGGCTACGGTGATTATGAGTACATCGACATCACCACTGCCGGTATCGACAAGGAAAAACTAAGTGAAATTGTTGGTAAACCGGTAGAGACTATCCCCCAGGTGCTGATCGATGGCCAGCCGATTGGCGGATACACAGAACTGGCTGCATACGTCAGCACCCTCTGATTTTAACGGCTCACAGGAGCCGTTTTTATTCCCACCAAACTCACTCCCATTTCCCTTAAAATTCAAAAAACAACGTCAAAATGATTCCATACCTACTATGTATGGAATCATTAGTAAAAATGAGTTACTTTTACTCTTGATCCTATAAGAATCTATGCCTAATATACTGTTTACTTATACAGTACATCGGCGTAACTCGGTGATTGTCATATGAAAAATAGCTTTGACAGAGCACGCGCTGCGGAGAACACCTCAAAAGAGGCGATAGAGTATCTCGAAAGAGCATCTCAAATGCAGGCCGTTATGATCTCCCAGGTCAGCAATGACATGAGATTCTCGGACGCATTCATGTTATTCACTCGCTTATCTCTGCTCATAACCAGACGTCGGCCAGAGATCGCTGTTCATTGTATTTTGATACATGTTTTTCCGCACATTGCCGATGTAAAAGTAAGTGATATTAATAGGTTCATGGTGAACCAACTGGTCAACCCACTAATACTGGATGGCAAAATTGTTATGGGCCGCCGCGTTTTCTCTCTGATGAAGCAGTTCCTTAGCTGGTGCGCCTTCCAGGGGATGATAGACGTGTCACCGTTAAACGATATGTCACTTAACAAAGTTGCCGGTGGCGCAAAGCCCACGCCCCGCGAGCGGAAGCTGACTGACGCAGAGGTATGGGTGTTCTGGAATATATGGGACTACTTCAATGTGTGTGCTGGTACAAAATGGGCGGCCAGGCTATGTCTTGTATCCGCAAGACGACCTGACGAAGTACTGCGGGCTAAAAAAAGTGAGTTCAATCTTAAGCGTGGGGTTTGGAATCAAGGCAAGAGGAACAAATCTGCCCGTGAGCATTCTCTGCCTTTAAGCTCATTAATGCGCACTTGTATTGAAGAGTTGTTCGAATATGGTAAAGACAGCCAGTGGCTCGTGCCTTCGAATAAAAAAATCGGGAAAGACCTTCCTATGTCTAAAGTGGCAATAGCCCAGGCATTACGTCGTATTCTGGAACGACCAGAACTGATGGAGCTTGAGCCATTTACACCCCGAGATTTGCGCCGTACTGCGCGTAGTTACTTCCCAGCATTAGGCATAAGCCAGGAGGTATCACGTAAAATCATGAACCACAGTCTTGAGGGGATAGATCGGGTCTACGACCGGCACGATTATATGGACGAGATGCGAGACGCCTTAGAAAGTTTCTCGACGTACATCGCATCAATCGTAGAGCAACCGGATTTAGACGAAATTGACCACAAATTTAAGGGAGATCGTCTATCAACAGAGCTTATTCGTGTAAATTTTTCATAGAGACTTTATGGCCTCAACAACCTTTTGTGATGCGCCTTTCTCTTTACCGAATCGCTCGTTATATGCAGCAAGAACCTGTTTTTCGTCCTCGTTAAGAGGAGCAGTGCCTTCTTTGTATAAAAATGCTGCGAGTTCGGGTTGGCGTTCTTCCAGCACCATCATCATAAGACGACTTGGCTCAATACCCAGTGCCAGCGCCAGCGGACGAACCTTATCGATAGGCAAAGGAATTTTGCCGCTTTTAATTAAAGAAAGGTTGTTGGCGTTTTTATACCCAATTGTTTTGGCTATCTGGGCCTGGCTCATAGGTGAGGATTCAATCAACCCTGCGATAAAAGCAGCGTAGCGACTTTCTATAAATTCAATCTTG